ATCCTTGTTCAGAGTATCGGCTGTTGCACCGTATTTGTTTACCGTCCTGTCTTCCTCTATTAATGTTTGAGCATTCAAAGAAAGAGCAAAAATCATGATTGAAAATAATACTAATATTTTTTTCATTTTTACTTCCTTTTAATATGCTACGGCCATTAATTCTTCTTGCAAAATCTTAACATCCATCTTGAATGCTACATCAATATAATGAGTCTTATCTTTTTTGTCATAGAACGAATCTAAACTTGTAAGACTTTCCTCATCTGATGTGCCAATTGGAATATTATTCAAGTCAGTTAATATCGCACGGTGTGGCAAATAATAAGTAGTACCATTATCAAAATATGCTTTGATAATTCTATCCCAGTCATGTCGTACGATAATTGGAATACCTCTGTAATTCCAACGGTTAGACCCTTCTTCTGCTTGGTTTAAGGTAAAGCTCAAAGACTTGTCCTCAAGATAGTCCTGCCAGTTATTAAATAACGAACGTGTAACTTGAAATACAGGGTTACCATCAAATGCTCTAGGATCGATGTTGTTATACATATCTCTGAAAGCATCAAGAGCTACTGAACTTCCAAGTGCTAACTGAGCAACTTTAGTAGCTTCTCCGTTTTCTGAAATTTCTGTTCGATAAATATCAGCATCTCCAGCTTGGTCTGTAAATATTTGAGCCCACATTCCATCTAACATATTGAAATATGTCTTATCGGTTCCGGCTGTTAAATTACCACCCGATCCTACAACGTCTTCGGTTGTATCTCCAAAATCGGCAATTCTTAGTTGTGCTTGAACATTTGCATCTTCAATTCTATCAGAAATAAAAGCCATCATTTCGTTATCTACTTCTTCCCAGGTATTCTTTGCTATTCTGGATTTCTTCCAAAATTTCAAAAGGTCTGGTAAATCATCCTGACAATGAGCCATTCGGTAACTTACCAATTTTGGTGCCCATTGTTTCTCAGATGTTGGAATCTGACTTGTTTCAGAATTATTGCTACAAGACCCTGGGTCTACCTGACCTACTAATCCAAACTGACCCAGAATTGGAATAAACTTATCCATTTCTACGCCTGTCTGAATAGCATGTACATTTGTTAATTCCGGTCTGGTGTATGTTCTTTCAAATACGAGTTCAGAAATCATTCTAGCTTCTTCTTCGTTTAAATTCAATGTTGAAAAATCTATTTTACTTGCCATAATTTTTAATTTTTAAATGGTTTTCGAACTTGCGGCTTTTCATCGTCGTCTTCAATTTTGCCGTCCGGCACAAATTCTTTTGAATATTTAGCCTTAAATTCGTTAAATTTCTTTGTTACTTCTTCTACTTTTGCCGTAGCATTTACGCGTAATTCTTCAATTTCGCTTTCTTTTTCCTTTGCCTTGGCATTTAATTCTTCGAGTTGTTTTTTCAGGTTCTCATTTTCCAACCTTAACTGCTCAATTTCATTTTCGCCTTCTTTAATCTCTGTTAAAGACCCATTTTCAAAAACTAAAACTTCGCCAGTATCCAAAACATACTCTCCATTAGCAGGCGCTCCGTCAATTGTTGCCGTTACTCCTGTTGATAGTTGTTCAATTGTTTCAATTTCCGGCATATTAATTTCAACTCCGTTAACATCTTGCAACATTAACGCTTTTGGTTTAGTGAAATATGCCTTCACTTCTTCAAGCACTTTTTTTATGCCTGAAAGCTCCTGTTTAACTTCTTTTTCTGTCATCTCGTCTTTTTTTAATTTAGCTACTGCTTTAAATTCATGATTTATTATATTTGCTATGTTTAAAAGTTCAACTTCTTCGAGTGTTAAAAATCTTTCCTGTTCCATATATCCCCGCAAAACAGCTTCGTCAACATCTAATTTTGTTACTAACTGTTTTACAAGTTTATTTTCCTCTGCCTGTAATTGTTCAGTATACTCTTTAAATTCCGCTGAATTACCAGTCGCCTGCCCCCATGGATAATGAATAAGTAAACCACCCCTTTCAGGATCATAATATCTGTTTTCTCTTTTTGCTATTAAAAAAATATTGAAGGCTACAGAAGCTATATCTCCTAAGTTATGAGTTTTTATAAGTTGTTTACTTGATTCGAAAAGTTCACAAATTTTTAACCCTTCATCCAATATACCGCCAGGACTATTAATCCATAAATTAATTACTTCCGATTCCCTAACTCTTTGATAATCGGCTAAGGCATCGTTTATTGTATAATCTTCGCCTATCTCTCCAATTATATAAATATTGCTTTCCATATTTTGTATTTTACATAACCAAAATTATGTTAAATAGAAGTTAAATAAAAAAAATACGCTTATATTATTGCGTAGTGCAAATTAATATTTCTCTAAATCTCTATAAATAGTACTCTCGCTAATAAACAAAACTTTTTTTAGCTGCTTTAAAATGTCCGGCGTTCGCTTTAGCTTTTTCATTTGCCTTGCTATATCCATTAAATATGCTGAGCCCTTTTCCGGCTGCTCTACACACATCTGAATAAAAGCCATCCTATTGATTAAGTCTGTTTTGTTTTTTTTCATAACGTTGATGTTTGATTTCTGGAAGCATTACTATCTTGACTTATGGTAACATCATCAGTTACAAGTGTTGGTTGTAACGGGTTTTTATTTAAAGCATCAGAAAAACCCTGAGATATAGCGTTTGCTGTTTGTGTATCTGTATCTCTGCTTACGATACCTTGCCCTACGCTCGCAGATGTTGATTGCATTGATGCTATTTGTGATGCAGACCCGGCAGAACTACCTGAAGCAGAATAACCACCACCACCAGAAGGCATAGAAGCGCCACCTCCCGTATCACCAGGTAAACCAGATTTAACCGCAAGAATTTGTTTAACTTGTGCATAACCAGCTGCCAATGCAGAACCAGCTGCTGCTGCTCCTAACACCGGTCCAACAATAGGAATCCCTGCAAGTGAATTATAAGAACTGATAGCTCCCTGGATAGCTGATATAGTAGCAGATGCAACCGATGCGGCTTTGCCAATTGCTGTTTGTTCTCCGGCTATTTGTGCAATATTTTGTGCAAAATCACCAGCTAATGCCATTTTTGCATTAAGCTCAGCCCGTTTTAATGCAATAGCTACTTTTGTATATTTTTGTTCTACCTTTGTTACGTCAGCACCTATCCTTTTTGCATATTCAACTTCCATTGCTCGCTGGCTTTCTAATTGCTGCCGTTTAAGTTCTAGTTGCATGAATTGATTTTCTTGAAATCGTTCCATGTCATTTTCAAAATTGACAGCCTCAACTTCTAATTGCCTTTCTCTTTCCGCTTCCTCAAATTCTGTTTGTAGCTCTTGAAGTTGTAATTGATATTCCTGCTCGGATATTAGCCTGTTTGCATATTTTTTATCCAATGCTTCCTTTTCCATTTCGAAGCTCTTAGCGTAATATTCTTCATCGTTTAATAATTTGGCTTCATTTGATGCACGCCATATTTCTATCTCTTTTTCAAGATTTTTTATTTGCTCATCAACTCTTTTTTTCTGATCGGCTAACATCTTATTCTCAAGCTCGATCCTTCTATTTACCAACTCCCTTACTTTAGCATTATTTTCAGCTCTTATGTTGTAAAGATTTGCTTCTGCTTGTGCTTCCTTTTCTTTGTCCTCAATAGTGCTATCTGATAGGGCATTGTTGGCTTTTATTAGTGCCAAATTCTCCTCTGCTATTCTTTCTTTTAGTTTTAACTCTTCTCTTTGTATTTCGTTAGCCTCAGCAATTGCAGCCATACGGTCTTCATAACTTACCGTCTCATCTCTTGTAAGCAATACAAGCTCTTGTATCCTATCCCGATTTTTTGCAAGTTGAATTTCTGTTTCACGTCTTAATTTTCTTAATGCTGCTTCCCTATCTGCTAAATCTTGAGCTATTTTTATTTCTTCCTTTTGTTCATCCACAAATCCTTTTACAGCATCTCTAGCTCGGTTATATCCATCAACAACTGCCTTAGTTAGGTTTTCTTTTCCTTTTTTTACTCTTTCAGTTGCGTCTAATATACGTTCATCATACTCGGCTATCTTAGCCTGAGCTTCATTTATTCCTTTAGTATTATCTGTAAATACATTTTTCAATTTCTGCCATGCTAATCCAATACCGGCAAATCCTTTTAAAAAATTAGCGACTAGCTTTTCAATCACCCCACCAATTAAATTGCCGAAAGTATCTTGAAAAAATTGACCTATACTTTTTATTCTGGCTCGAAATTTTTGTAAAGTCTCTTGTGGTTTAGTAAAAGCGTTAATAATTGTCTCACCAACTTTGCTGACAATATCTAGGAAATTATTCAAAACAGTTTGAAATACCTTAGTGATTTTCATTAAAGCATTTTGACCTTCTTCAGAGCGTTTAAAGTATGATATTAAAGCGGCAAAGGCTGCAATTATTAATCCTATTGGTCCCAACATTACCTTTAAAGCTCCACCTAACGCTTTGGCGGCTCCGGTAGCCCGCCCTGCTCCGGGTATAAATTGACTAATCACATCATTAGCACCACTCATAGCTTCTGAATAGTTCCCTACATTTCTGCGAGTATCACCGGTTGCTTTTTCTTCTTTTTTTAGTTGGTCTGTTAATTCTTTTTTTTGCTTAGTTAATTTTTGACCATATTCTGTATTTTCTCTTTCATCTTTAGATAATGCCGCCCATTGATTCGATACAACCGCAAGTTTAGCTCTAAGTTGCTCCATTGAACCCTGTTTAGCTGTATCCGCTTGTACTGATTTCCCTATAATGTTTATTTGTGAGTTATATTCTTTTTGCGTGGTTTTTAAGGCAGCTTGCAATTCAATATATTCCTTTGATGTTTCGCCACCTTCTTCTTTAGCTTTTGCCATTTCTTGTTTTAATAGATTAATCGACTGCTTCAAAGATTGTGCGTCTTTTGTTGCCTGCCCAATATCTAAATCTACTTCCCCTATTACTATTTTTTCT